GTGTTACCCATTAGATGACCGGTTGCTCTTGCCCAGATTTTTTCTAAACTATTCATTAAGCTACCTCATCTTTATTGTTACTAGGATATTTTGCACTAGTATATCTAATAACTAATACGCTTATTGCTATAACAAATGTAGAGCCGGCTACAGCTAACATTTCAACAACATTGATTGGCTGATGACTCATTATATCTACCATATGTCGTGTCAGTGCTGTTATTGCAATGTATAGCAGAAACCTGACAGGCATATGATTGGTCTTGAAATAAATGCCTACCATTGCACCCATTTCCAAATAGATAAACATCAACAACAGGTCACCAACTGTAGCGTGATGTTTTTGAAACAGTTCAGCGAAGGTCCAACCGGCAGCCCATACTGTTGCGGCACCAATACCAAACAATGCAAGCCTATGAAATATGTCTACTAAGGTATGTCCTACCTTATCTACCATTTCTGTTTTCAACATTATTCAAACTCTCTATCTTCTCTATGACCACTACGTCCTGCCATATTGCTATCAGTCTCACGGACCTCTACCCTACAGCACCATACACGTTTAGCTTCTTCACTACCACAGTTGGGCAAGAAGATTGTATTAATGTATTCGTATAAGAAGTCAGATATACCTTCACAACCAGTACGTTCTACTTCGGTAATCTTTGCTAGTTTTAATCTACCTAGTTCTAATAGATGTTCACGCATCGGGTCATCTTGTGCGACTAGTAGAGTATGGTCAAACCATTCTTCTAATTTATCTTTTAATGGTCGTAATCCACCGAAGTCAGTTACCCAGTTACGGGCATCTAATGTATCAGCCTCAAACTCAAAGTGAAAACTCATAGCATAGCCATGAATTAAATTACAATGACTGTCAGCACGCCATTGACGATATGCTACAGGACCTATTTGTCTGTATGTTTTTGTTGAAAAGAATTTTTTGTTTGCCATTGTGTTCTCCTATGTTATATTATAGCATAGACAGCAGAATTTGTAAAGCGGGATGATGCCCTTAAAGGCCGCTATAGTTATTTACTATTTTTTAATTGTTCTGCTTCTGCTACACGTTTGCGTAGACTTGAACTGCTAAAACTATGGTCACGTTTATTGAATATAACCTGTACACCACGGCCTGCACCCTCATTGCGTCCGGTAAAGTTCTTATCCTCATACTCTGTACCCAAAATACGAACATCTAATGGTAATATCAATAACAAGTCAATCAAGTCTTGTTCAGTTTGATAAACTACTACTTCATCTACATAGCGACAAGCCGCAAGTTGAATCTGTCGTTCTACAATACTTTGAATAGGTTTATTCTTAGTATCAGGTCTATCAATGGTCGGGTCAGTTTGTAATCCGCAAATCAAGTAATCACAATGATTTTTTGCTTCACTTAACATAGCCACGTGGCCTGCATGAAGCATATCAAATGTTGAAAAAACTATACCAATTTTTTTACCCTGTGCTTTAAGTTCTTTAATGTGATTGAAAATCATTTTGAAAGAGTTCTCCACATTTTAACTTGATCATGTTCTTTTAAGAATTCATCCTCACCTACAAATGTGGGGGCATCAGCCATAATCTCATCAAGTAACCACTTAATCCGATGTAAGTCTTTTTTGATTTCAAATTGATTAAAGCCGTCATTGTAGTTACTATGTAATTCTACTCCACTCATGTAAATTTGATGATGTACTGAATTATAGTCTATTTGTTTACGAAATCCCATTATTGGTGACCCTTATGAATTAATTTATTTACAACATTAAGGTCAAACTGTAAATTCATAATTTTATCCTTAAGATGTTGATACTCTGGACTATGGACATCTTTATCATGAGTGACAATATCCAAATACATGGCTGCAGCCTCATCGTGCGCTTTAGTAATCTCTTGTTCTAGTAAAACTCGTCTATCTTTTAACATTATTTACAACCCTTGTTAGCAATTTGTAAAAACTCTTGTCTTGCCGCAGGATCACTTTTAAATCCGCCACCTAAACGACAAGTAACTGTGCTACTACCTGTATCTTCTACACCACGTGACTTAACACAATAGTGTTGTGCATCAATCATAACTGCAACATCTTCTGTATCAAGGATGAACTGTAAGGTGTGAAAAATTTGCTCTGTTAACCTCTCCTGAATTTGAGGTCGCTTGCTAAAATATTCTACGATACGGTTGATCTTACTAAGCCCTAACACCTTTTGTTTAGGGACATAAGCTACAGTAGCCAATCCATCAATCACTACAAAGTGATGTTCGCAGTTAGATTGAACATTAACATTACGCTCTACAACCATTTCGTTGTATTGCATCTTGTTGTTAACTGTTGTACATTTAGGGAATGCTTCATAGTCTAATCCCCAAAAGATTTCCCCCACCATCATTTTTGCAACACGTTTCGGGGTTTCAATTAAACTATCATCAGATAAATCTAATCCCAATGCATTCATTATATCGGTGAATTTTGCTTCAATAATATCAATCTTATCAGTGCGGCTCAATCCGTTAGGATTTGTAGGTGTTTCTACACCCATCTTTACCAAATATTCATGTACTTGTTTCCCTAACTCCGGATCTGCTTTGTTTTTATTAAAACTCATTTTAAATTCCTTTTGATATGTTGTGTAAAATTACCTAAATCCCAATCTCTCTGGCAGCAAATACAACTTATTTTTTTGCCTTGCAATTGAGGTCCTGTTCCTCTTATTTTAGCAATTTTACTATATTGCTGTCTAGAGCTTTTGGATCTTATTTTACCTGTATTTGCCCTAGAAATTTTTAAACTTGATTCAGGGGTGTGTGGTATGTTTTTTCTAAAAGAATTACCTTTTATTTTTTCTGATTGTGATAATCTTCCGGCATCATTTTCTTTCGTCTTACCTAAATTACGCAACCGCAATTTTTCTTGATGTTTGGCTTTTCTTTCAGGTGAATAGTTTTTGATTGTTTCAATTCTTTTTGCATTAGTCTCCGGTCCTAAATCACCACCATAACCACCTTTGGCAACGTTATATCCGTGTTGACTTATATGAGTTCTCAATCTCTGAATAGTGGGTTCTTCTAACCCACTGATAACTTTTCTATCCTGATTTTCTTCTAAAAGATTAATTGTAAAAGAAGTTGGCCCGTACTTTACTATAGCAAAATGCAAAGGATATTTGGGTTTTCTTGAGTTAGAGATATGGACATTCCATCGCTCAGTTATGGAAAGTTTAGTGATACCTATATACGATTTTCCGTTGACCGTATTGGTTATTTGATAAAGTTTATACATATGTTCCTTTCAAAGCATCTATCGTTAATGCTCAACGAGACCTAGGTCTATATTGTTGCCTTTATGCAACACAAGTATTTATCACTTTGTTTTGACAACTGATTTTTTTGATTTAGCCCGAACTGCAGGCTTCATGTTAGCGAGTTCAGCACTTCTAATAGCTTCGCTAACCTCTCTGGCTAATGCGTCATCATCCCATTCTAATTCAGTACGACCATTAGGGTAGGTAGTCACAGTTAAGTGACTACCTTTAACTACTGTTGGCAATGAATTAACTTCTGCAAGTTGAATTTTCTTGCGAGCCATAATTAAGCCTTAGATTTTGCTTCTGCACGTGCGGCTTTTTCTGCTGTAATTTCATTACGGCGAGCCTTAACCGCTTTAGCTAACTCTGCTAATGCTTTACGGGCACGTGTACCAGCGGCTGCGTTGCCTTTGTTAAACTTATCATTTTCAGCATTGTATGCTGTCAAACTTGTTTCAATATCATTTTGTGCGCTCATGTTTTCTCCTATTTGAAATGAACTTATTCTGTTTCACCAGAATCTACTACATTACCATCTTCATCTGATAATTCTAACGGACCTTGCAAGATATAATCTGTGTCATTGCAACTCCAACCTAATTCTTCCATACCTTCGAAATAATTTTCTTCCCAGGCATTTTCAATTTCTTCACGTTCTTCTTCAGTTATGTTATCAGGGTATTCCCATTCGGCCCAGCAACCGTCATCAAGGCTATCAAGTTCCCACTCATATTCATCTTGACCAATTTCATAACCATCATCATTAACTAGGTCAATGTCAGGTTGTTCATTGCTTTCACAATAGAATGTGCCCCAACGATAGCCTTCTTCGCGGATGATTTCTTTACCATCTTTATACCAATGCTGTCTTTCATACGCACTCTTTTTATGAAGTGTTTTTAATGTCCATGTTGCCATTTTAGTATTTGCTTTCTCTAGTGTGTTTACGATAGTCTGTGCCCATACGCAACCAATCTTTTCCCTTACCCTCTAGAATATCACAGATTCTATCAATAGTACCGTCAGTCCAATCACTGATTTTTCCTTGATTAATATGCGGCTGATGTAACATATTATATAACTTAATTGTTGCATCCTCGACACTCCAGGGAGTATACAGTCTTGTATA